GTCCACCCATATTATAACCAAAGTACCACTCACCATTATAATCCCAACCATAATGACCATTGTAAGGACCTGGACCTGTGTATAATTGCTTGTCAAGTCGCATCATGTCAATCTTTGATGTACCTGTAACTACTTCACCATTTAAATCGAAAATAATATTGTAGTTATTATCTTGTAAGTATGCTGTAGCTGACAACACTGATCTATTCTCAGTTAGTTGCAAAAGAACACCTTGTCTAAGTAATGATATCCTTACATAGTTAACATAGTCAGGAGGAAGCACCATCTTTAAGCTATCATCTAAATGCAACTCAAGCACTTTTATGTTTCTTAATGCGTCATAGTTAATCTCTTGAATAGCTCTCTTTGCATGAAATAAGACAGTGTATCGCTCAACATTATTGACAAGTTTATCGTTACCAACATACATCAACATGAAGTTGTTAACTATATCCGCAAGGCTAACATATTGATATGAACCCCAATTCGTATCTTCAGGTATTATACCATTGTTAGTATAATATTGATAGTTAGTAATGTATGCCATTTATTATTGTTTTTGTTGTATTTCTTGTAGCTCTTCAGCCTTAGCCGCTGCTATAACTTCTTGCTCTCTAATCGACACGCCAGCATATTGTAATATCTTAACCACCAAATCAGAGAAGTCACTCATAGGCATTTCAAAGTCTTGATAGTCCAAAGCTGATGGGTTAAATAGTGGATCTCCACCAACAGAAGTATATGTCCACTTAGGCTCTTTTGGATACCTTAAATAGTGAGCATCTACATTTGCTGTTATTGTATTAGGATAAACCATGAAGTTAGATCTTGATGTAGTTGTACCATCATTATCCATCAATGTATAAACAGGGTAAGCAACAGATGGAGCGGTTAAATTTGAAGTTAATAAATAAAGGACTTTCTGTTGACTAACTTTCTCTATTTCCTTATTATTTAAAACTAGTTTTTGAATGAAATAGCTATCTGATGGTGCTTCAAAATATGGTGCTGTATAAGTTAATGTGTCTACCTTATAAAAGGTATCCAAAACTTCAGATAATTTTTTAGGTACGTCAGAATATCCTTCACCATGCATTCTTTGATTTTGCTTGATAATCGCATTGCTGTATAGATAGATATATCGTTCAAATACCTCTAACTGTGCCTGCTTGGCATATAGGTTGAACTCAAATGGTGTGATGTATCCCCTATTGTCTTTCGCTAATATAGACAGAACTGTATTTCTAACTTCGTTTATCATACTTACAAAGATAAATAAAAAAAGGCACTTAATAAAAGTGCCTCTTCCTTTCTAGTTTGATAGCTTATTAATTCAAAGCTGCACTTGCAATAGTAATACCAGTAGGTAATGCAGGAACAATAAATGAATCAGGGTTGCTTGATGCTCTATTAGCTAATTCAATAGCATCATAAATAGCATCTCTAAATGCAGCTTGCTCAGCAGCTGTTGCAGTTGCAGATGATGTTATACGAACAATATCACTTGCAGTAGTTGCTCCTCCAGCTCCATACAAAACATCTACTAATGTAGGATTAGCTAATGTAGTAGCAACAAACTGAATGCTAGAAGCATTAAGAATCGTAACATTAGACCCAGCGGTTAATTTTAAGAATTTTTCCATTTTTTAAAACGTTTTAAAAGTTAATAACGATGCAAATATACTAATTATTTGAAAACTTATCTTCTAAGAATTGATACAGCTCAATACCTTCATCTGATTGCAGATATGAAGCTAAAACACTTGCTGGATTAGCACCAAATGGTACTGTGAGCAGTTTCTTTTTGTTTTCCTTTAAGTTGAAATATAAATCTTTGCCTTGATTTCTAGTCGCTAAGTAGCCATCAGATATTGCTCTTGCAGCAATGTTGTTGATTTTTAATGATGGGTCATTTACAGCCTCCAAGAAATCTTGTGGGTATCTTTTAGAATAAATCATCATATCTCTTTTTATTTCAGAGACACTCATTTTGTCAACTTGTCCACCAACTAAAATACGAGCTACTGCTTCTAATGTATTAAAGTCATTTGCAGCCAAATCTCTAGCGGCCAACTGTGCATCAAGCTCAGAATACATTGATTGAATATCTTCTTCAGCATCTTTCTCATTATCAAATTCAATAAATTCACTTCCATTACTAGGATGATAATGTAAGAATAATTGTAAGACTGGATTTGTTCTAGGAACTGTTAAAACTCCATCTTCAAATACGATAGGTTCAACAATTACATTTTGATCTTGCTCTTCCTGAAAGGGAGTATTTGAGTTTCGTGCGTAACGAAGTGGGTGATTTGTATTTGTTTCTTCACAATAGTAAAGCAAACGTTTTCTAGGTGTGTCCTTTGAAGCTATATAATATGCTAAAGGTGCTTGATTTTCTCGCAGGATATAAGTCCTGTCTTTTGGTTCGAGAGTAACTCTCTTAATTGTTAATTTTTCCATTTTATATAATTTAAATTTAAAAAAAATAGACAGAGTACCACTAATGATACTCTGTCTTTATTTATTCTTATCCTTTGAAGATAAAGAAGTTGTTTGCACCAAGTGTACAAAGAGCTCTCTCAGACAAGAAGTTAACCTCCATTGCATCAAGATCGCTAGTTGCAGCACCACCAGCAGAACCAGTCATCCAAGTCTTGTAACGTCTGTTCTCAGCTTCAGAAGCACGGTAACGAACGTGTAAGAATGGACGTTTTGCGTTTTTACCAAGAACTTGGTCATAAACTGTAGTTGTACCAGCAGGAACTAAAACTCCGTTTACAGCTCCACCAACTAGACCACCACGAAGAGTAGCATCGTTAAGATATTTCCAGTCAGTTTTGTAGAACTCATAACCTCTACGGAATCCTGTGAAACCAAGGTTCAAAGCCATTTGCTCGCTGTTATCGAATAAACCGTAAGATGTTCCACCAACTCCGTAAGAGTTTTGAGCAGCTAACATATCATCGATATCAAAAGAGAACTGACGGTTCAAGAACAATGCATTCTCAGCGATAGCTCCTTGCTTGTCAAGACGTTGTACGATAGTATCAAAGTCAGACAAAGCAGATGGATTACCACCAGCCCATACATTTCCTCTTGTCTCAATAGAGTTAAATAAACCTTGAGTACCTTTGTTACATAAGTCACCAGTTGTTAATGCAATAGCACCTGAACCAGGTCCAGCAGGAACACCTTCTACCATAGCCATTTCAAGATAATCTTCAAAACGTAGACGAGTCTCGTGCTCTGATTTCAAATACCATAAATAACCTGTAGCTCCATTTTCAGTAGTTACTTCAACCCATCCGATTTGAGCCATATCAGATCCTGATACAACATATTTATCTTTGATGATAATAGGAGATACTTCGAAGATGCTATCTTCAGCTTCCAAAGAACCACTCATTCCATTTGATCCTTTTTTAAATTCAGAACCATAAACGAATGCGATAATATCAGAAGTTGTATGAGTAAATCCAGGAGAATCAGTAGAAGCAGTATAATATGCTACAGTGAATTGATCAGGGTTACCAGAAGGTGTAGCAGTAATAATACCTTTCTGTAGTTTATTAGCACTAGCAGATGATAAAATAACTGTTTGACCAACTCTAAATACACATGTTCCTGTTCCAATGTCAAATGTTTGAACACCAGAAGAAACTGCTCCTGTAGTTGATACTCAAGTATACTTAGTATGCAAACGACCTTGCTCTGCCCACTTAATCAAGTCAGAGTTAGAAGGAAGTTCAGCACCAACCATACGCAAGAAAGATGCGATTGATCGGTTACCATAACGCTCAAATTCTTTTTCGTAAGTATCAGGAAGATACTGATTCAAGAAGTTGAAGTTAGAGATGTAGTTTGTAGGCAACGCTGCCTTAACCGAGCTCGGTGTAAGATTTACAGGAGGACTCGCTTGTAATGTACCAGCCATTTTTTCTAATTTTTGTTTTTGTTTCTAATTACTAATCTGTTACCACGATCATCATCTATAGCCGTAACTTTGAAACCTGGAGCTGGTGTGACTTGCGTAGCCTGTCGAGTCATATCAATATTTTTTGACTCTTTAGCCACATTGTCAACCGCATCTGCCATTCCTTTCTCGTAGAAAAACTTGGCAAACTTCTCTGGGTTCGAAGCCACTGCAATAGCACGATGGAAAGATTCAGCGTCCTTAAGATAACCATCATCATTTAAGAACCTTGATACAAAGTTCTGAAGATTAGATTGCTCTTTCAGTAAGTCAGGTGTTTCAGATGGTTTATAAACTAATTTCTTATTCTCATCTAAACTAAATCCGAAACCTTCGAACTTTTCAGAGAATAACTCAGAAGTTTTGTCAGCGAAATACTTTGACCTTTTTGCTTGCTCCTCCTCCGCTTGAGTCGTAGCTTGTTTATAACTCTTGTAAGCTTCGTAAGTTTCTTTTTCTTCTTGCGGAACAAAAGATTCTCTTGACTCAAGAGGAACTTTATACTGCTCCTTTAATCCGTTAAAGTACTCCTTAGCTTTAGTGAGTTCTTTTTTCTTAGCCAACTGCTTTTTCTTAATCTCTTTCTCGTCGTCAAAGTCTGAATCATATCCAAACTGAGTCTCAAGATCGAACTTGATATCATCAATGTCAAGATCTTTGTCTTTGTTCTTGCGATATTCAAATAGCAATTGGTCCTGATCCATTGAATCATAGTCTTTATTTAGCTTAATAAAGTCTTCAATTCCGCGACCAGTCTCTTTTTTATATTTCAAATAGGTAGCAACCTCTGGATCTAAATCCTCATTGCTTGAACGTTGCTCAAACAACTCATCAAGATTGCTAATCTCTTTGTTATATCTTTTTCCAATATATGAAAGAACTTTGTTGTCGTCTATCTCAATCTCTTGAGGTTCAACTGGTGTGTCTGTTGGCACACTAATATCAACTTTATCCACAGTCGGCTCATCTTGAACTTGTCCTGTTTCTTCAGCATGTTCGTCCAACAATTGTTGTTCTATTTCTGCAACTGACTTCTCCTCGAACTCAACTGCTCTTACTTTAAATTCTCCTTCCATTTGATTTAATTTTTACAAAGATAATAATTATATTTTAAAACATATATAATTAGTAAAGTAGCTAATATATTATGCAAAAGCATATAATTTTAGGTAAAATAGCTAATATATTATGCATGAGCCAAAATAAAGATTTTTTTGATGTTTTGGCTGTTTCCCAGTTGCCAAATCTGGAAAAATTCATGCAATTTGGCAAGTAAATAATCGGTAAAAATCCGATTAATCTAGGTCTACGTTGTCATAAAACATAGCATCTGAATCTTCAGTATGCCACTTATCAAACCCTTCGCAGTTAAACCAAGTGTTATTAACCAAGTAGTCAGGCTTAGATGGAAACTCTTTTGTAACAAATGAAGGCTCATACCAGCGTACCCTGTTGTTTGGCTGTAAGGCTATCTGACCGTTATCAAGTAATATTATATGATGTGACTTGTGCTCTAGTGGATCTTCAGCCAATGTAATATCAGTATTTATATCGTTAGACCCCCAATTTATTGTAGCGTAATAAGTTCCTTTGTGCCACTGCCTATCTTTCATATATACATCAACATTTGTATCATACACATAAGAAAGTTGTGTCAATGTAAAACGATAGCTAAAACAGTTCCATATCTGTAAGTAATGGAAAGGTAGATCGGGATTTGGTAACTCTGGTTCAGTTAGTAACGCATGGCTAGGTAACTTATCTCTCATGACACCATTATCAAGTAAAACTTGAAATAATGCAGCTTGACCTGGCATACATCTTACCGATATAATTACGCCTTCTGTAAATTCACCATACCCTTTTTTAAATTGATACATGTACTCATTCCTTACGAATACCTTCAAAGGAAAGAAATTGTGTTCTATATATGCCATATTTACATTATATTGGTTACAGTAAAATGTTTACTGTAAACAACTATTTAGGACTAAATGATTCTAAATCGAAGCCATCCAGAGAATCTTCTGAACTTTCGAAGTTCAATGGTGGTAAGTTATTCTTTCTCTGATTTATAAGTTCTGATTGTCTTGTTGCCTGAAGATCAACTCGCTTATCTTTAGCCTCTTCTTTTTTCTCTTCTCGCTTCATCAAGTTGTCAGTCTCAATACCTTTTAACTGCATATTGTACTGGAACTCTCTATCCATCAACTGAGCCTTAATAGCCGCCTCAGCCTGCATCTGTTGAACCGCAAAATTCATCTCAGCTTCTCTCAATTGTATTTTAGATTGAGCTTCAAGTTGAACTAACTGAGCTTTAGATTCAGCGGCCGCTTGCTGAGATTGGATATTACTCTGCATTTGCATTTGGAACTGCATCTCTTGATCCTTCTGCTTTTGCTCCATTCTCTTTCTTCGTTTCAATTTCAACAACTCATTTGCTAGCTTAATGTTATTGATCATTCTAATGTCAATAGCATCTTCTAGATCAATTGTTTGTTGTTGCAACGATACCTGAATGTTAGCCTCAAGCATTTGCTTCTGCTCTTCATCTGGAGCTAACTCAATGAATATACCAAAGTCATGTAAATACAAATCTTTAATGTCATCAAGTATTGCCACATTATATTTACCTATCTGCATAGCGAACTCTTCAGCGAAGTCAGAGTACTCTAATATATCAGCAATTCGTATTGATAGACACTCAGCCAGCTTCTTAGTAATATTAAGGCCTCCTTCTAATATATGTCGTGTAGCTGTGTTTGAGTTCAATGCAGCTAGTTTCTGAACACCAACTAATGCGTCAGGGCTAGGAGTTGATCCGTCTCTAACTTCATTGATCCCAGTCACATCACGTATCATGTTTAAGTAGTGATTGTAGCTTCCTATCAATGCAGCCATTTTAGACTGACCACTATTTGAATTTAACTCTTGAATAGGAACTCTAGCATTATTGAATTCACCATCTTGAGTGTAACTTCTACCAATAACACTACCAGTTTGAAAGTATAGTTTTAACGCGTCCTCTGGATTATACGCTGCTCCTGTACCAAGATCAACTTCGTTAATACCATCAGCATCAATGAACACACCATCAGGAACTACTCTTGCCATTACTTGTTGCAGCTTTAAGTGAGTAAGTTGTATCTGATCAGCAAAAGGAATCATACGTCTTACTAATGACTCGTTATTTCCTTTATACATTCTAGGTGCAAACATCACATAGTTAGGAAGTGCTTTCTGTGTAGCTGACTTAGGTCTAACCATGTTCTTCATCATATCCCATTTCAACATGATGTTAGATCCACCTACTAATATACCTTCGTACCAAACATCTCTTACAGCCTCAACTTTCTCAAACATCATTCCTTCCTCAACTGGAGGATTGAACGTATCATTCTTTCTAATTACTCGCTCACCACCGTTCTCAAGGATTTTCTTCTTCCATACAAATCGCTTGGTAGTTTTGTAATTTAAGTATAGTAATGTTACTACTTCATTTAAGAAGGCATCATCTTGGTAGTTTCTAATAATTGGAAAGTAGTCATACCAAGCAGATGAGGCATTTCGTATTTCTTTTAATTGCTCATCAGTTAAATTTGGATTAATCTTTAAAAGTTCAGTGTAATGAACTTGCTTAACCTCACCAAAATAATAACAATCCGAAAAGTCATTTTTCTCAGTATAACTATGAATGAAATTTGCAGGATCTACATAATCAATTTTTAATCCATCGTTAACTAAAAATGTATGTCTTGCAACAGCCTTACCTAATACAGTTAAATCATAATCAATTAACTTCTTTGTCTTTGAGTACTCATTCATCTTAAGAATAGTATCAATGGCAACCTCCTCAGCAATCTCAATAGAAGGCTTGTATTTTAGCTGCATATAAAGAGCCAACTCTTCATCATTCTCTGGTAACTCGTCAGGACTTACATTGAATGCATCAATACCAAATTGATCTTTTGTCATTTGCAAAAAATCCTTGGCAACCATATCAGCCTCAATCATATCTTGAAATATGTTCCGCTTTTCAGCAGACATAACATCTTGAGATTCAGCTTTAATAGTAAACAACCTATCATTCATTCCATTGACAACAATGTCAACAAACTTAGGTATAATAGGAATTGGAGTCCAGTCTAAATTCAACATAGACATATCCCCATTTACAGCTAATTCATCTTTATATTTTTGTACAGGTTGCTCACCCCTTGCATATAATCTTAAACGATGGAATTCACCCCATTGATCATAGAACCGACATGTATTTGCTTTACGCTTAAACCACTCACCCTCAATTGATTTTGCTACTTTCAAACCATATTCAACGGTAGATTTTTCTTCATCACTAGCCATTTGGTTTGGAAAGGGTGATTGATAAATTACAACTGATAATTTCTCCATTATTTTAATATTTCGCTTCTGATTCCACGATTATCGTATTTTACAAATTTAATACTTATTTTTGATTCCTTTTTCTCTACATCAAACAAATGCTTACGTGTAGCCATAATAGCTAAACCTGAGCTAATGGAAGCATCATGTTTTGTTCTATTATTTGGATCGAATCTAGCCCAATCTTCCAAAGTCTTTGTAAAATACATCGATCCCATGCAGTCAGGATCTCTATAAGTTCCCTCAGTATCAAGGCCTACATATTCCTCAATATATGTTTCAATGGCTGATGCATGAGCCTGTCTTACATCTTCAGATGAGTTAGGTATTCCACCTATTTCTATTTCAGTTTTAGATAGTTTTGTTTTGTGTTTGTCAGGTCTATTCATTGAGAAAGCCCTGTACCCTCTATTTTTAAAGTGATATAATAATCTAGCTTTGTTATTCTCAGCTAATAATGGCATACCATAAAAAACACAAGCCATTAAAACATCTTCAAAAAATATCTCAGCAGTCTGCGGTCTTGCTATATACTCTAAAAAGAACTCATTCGTTGGTGCTTCCTCCATGTGAAATTTAGTCATGCCATGCAAAGCACCATTCGAACCTCCTCCGCCAACAACCCCTGATATGTCATAAGGGTCACACCCAAAAGCACCCATGTGCTCATTACCAGGGTACTTCTTTCCTCCTCTAATAATTACATTGTTTCGCAACCTACTGTTAGGAATCCAAGATACTAAGAACCTACCATTCTTGT